CAACACTTACATTGGCGACTTCTCGACTGTTGCTGGAGTAGTGTTTCATAGTTCTGCTGTTGGAACTGTAAAATTAAAAGACCTAGTTCTAGAAAGCACATACGACCCTAGAAGATTAGGAACTCTTTTAACATCAAGAATGGCTTTAGGTCATGGAATTTTAAGACCTGAAAGTGCAGTAGTTATACAGACTGCGGCTTAATTAATTATTAAGTTAAAAATGGGGGAGATTAATTTCTCCCCCTACAAAATTTTACTATGACAATCACAAATCGCACAACTGAATTAGAAGCTGTTAATACAATTCTTTCTACAGTGGGTGAAGCTCCATTAAGTTCTTTGGTTGGAAGTTTACCTGTTGATGGAACAATGGCTAGAAATGTTTTAAATGAAATTAATAGAGAAGTTCAAAGTCAAGGTTGGCATTTTAATACACATTATAAAGCAACATTATCAAAAGATGCTAGTAACAAAATACCTCTAGCTAGTAATGTTTTAAGAGTAGAATTAGACCCAAATAAATTTTCAAAATTAGCTTACGATATAGTTCAAAGAAATAATTACATTTATAATCTTGCAAAAAACACAGATATTTTTGATACAGACTTTGATGAAGTTACAATAGTTTATCTCTTAGATTTTGCAGACATACCAGAAGCGGCTAAAAGATATATAACTATTAGAAGTGCTAGAGTGTTTCACGATAGAACTTTAGGAGCAACTACACTTCATAAATTTTCTCAAGAAGATGAAGCAAGAGCATTAATTGTTTTAAAACAAGCTGAAGCATCTACAGGAGATTATACAATATTTGATAATCCATTAACTGCGTACACAGTATCAAGAAATAACGTAGCTTATTAAAATGGCTTTAGTATCAAAAACTATTCCTAATTTGGTACAGGGAGTTTCTCAACAACCAGAAGTATTAAGATTATCTTCACAATTTACTTCTCAATTAAATGGGTTTTCTAGTGTTGTAGAAGGTTTAAAAAAAAGACCTAATACTACACATATAAAAAAGATTTCAACATCAGCTCTTACTAATGCGTATGTTCATACGATTAATAGAGATTTAACAGAACGATATATTGTCGTTGTTACTAATGGTTCAATTAGAGTTTTTGATACTACAGGAACAGAAAAGTCAGTTGTTATGCAAACAGGAGCTTCTGCATATTTAACATCAGCATCTCCAAGAACTCAATTTTCTTGTACCTCTATTGCTGATTATACATTTGTACTTAATAAAAATATTACAACAGCTATGGCGGCAACGACTAGTCCAGCTAAAATACAACAAGCTGTCTATACTTGTACTCAAGGAATTAATGGAATTAAGTATTCAATTACAATAGATGGAACTACTTATAATCACACTTTAAGTACTACTGGTTCTGTAACTACAGAACAAGTTAGAGATGGATTAAGAACTGCTATTGGAAGTCCTGCTGGATTAACATTTGCAAACATTGGTAATTCAAGTTTCTCAATTATTAAAGCATCAGGAACATTAGCTGTTAGTTCATCTGACAGTTATGGAGACCAAGCATCTCAAGTAATTAAAGACACAGTAGATAATTTTGATGCTCTACCTTTACCAGCAATTAATAATATGGTTGTTGAAGTAACAGGTGATGCAACAAATAAGTTTGATAATTATTTTGTAAAATTTATTGAAAGTTCTGGTGGTGATGGAGTTTGGGAAGAAACAGTTGCTCCAAATACAGTTATAGAAATTGACGAAACAAAGATGCCGCATGTTCTAATTAGAACTGCTGATGGAAATTTTAGATTTACACAATGTGATGATAGTACATATACATTAAGTGCTATTGTTTATGACGTACCTGCTTGGGGAAATAGAGTAGCAGGTGATTTAACTTCTGCACCTGACCCAAGTTTTATAGGTAGAAAAATTAACGAAATATTTTTTCACAGAAATAGATTAGGATTTTTAGCTGATGAAAATATTATAATGTCTAGAAGTGGAGAATTTTTTGAATTTTTCCCAGAAACAGTTACACAAGTTTTAGATACAGACCCAATAGATGTAGCATCAACACATTCTAAAGTTTCTATATTAAGGTCAGCAGTATCATTTGATGAAGAACTTTTAATATTATCAGACCAAACACAGTTTATTTTAACAGGTGGAACAGTATTAACTGCCGCTAATGTTGCTATAAATGTTACTACAGAATTTGAAAGTGATAGAAATATTAAACCTATTAATGCTGGTTCTAATGTTATCTTTGGTTTTCCTAAAGGAAATTATATAGGTTTTAGAGAATATTATATTTCGTCTGATACTGACGTAAAACAAGCAGAAGACATTACTGCAAATGTACCAAAATTTATTCCAAAGAATGTATTTAAAATAACTACTGCAACTAATGAAAACATTGTTGTTGCAATAAGTTCTGATGAAACAAATGCTCTTTATGTTTATCAATATTATGTTTCAGGAAATAAAAGATTACAAAGTGCTTGGCATAAATGGAGCATGGGAACTTCTGCTAACACAAACATATTAAATGTAGATTTTATTGAAAATACTTTATATTTAGTAATTCAAAGAGGAACAGACGTATTTATTGAGACTTTAGATATATCTCCTAACGTAACAGATACAGGAGCAACTTATTTAACTCATCTAGATAGAAAAATTCAAGAAAACTCTACAGGAGTTTCAAGAAGTTATAACGCAGGAACAGACCAAACTACTATTACACTTCCATACGCAATTAAAAATACGATGTCAGTTGTAACTAGAAGTGGTGGTGCAAATATTTCTGGTAGAGAAATTGCTATAGTTACTCAAACAGTTGATGGTACTACGATTGTTGTTAGTGGGAATGTAACATCTACAAATTTATTTATAGGCGAAACTTATAATTTTACATTTACTTTCTCTCAACAGTTTATGCAAGATGCTGATACAGCAGGTTCTAAAATTTCAGTAAAAGAAGGAAGACTACAAATTAGAAGCTGGGCAGTATCTTATAATGACACAGGATATTTTACGACATTAGTTCAACCTGTTGGAAGAAACAGTTCTTCAACTACATTTACAGGAACAATAACTGGCACAGGATTATTAGGTACAGTTAATTTAGAAGATGGTGATTATGAATTTGCTGTTCAATCAGAAAATGACAAATTTACTGTTACAATAAGTAACGACAGTCATTTACCTTCTAATTTTATTAATGCTTCTTGGAATGGTTATTATGTTAGCCCAACAACAAGGATTTAATCATATACGTTTAACTGTTCTTGAAGATGTAGAATATTTAGCTTTAAGATTAAGATTTGAAGATAAGAGAGAAATTTTAAGTTCAACAGGTTTAACACCTTATGAAGGATTATTGTTTAGTTATAAAAACTCAACAGTATCTTTCACAATAGTTAATTCTAAAAATATACCAGTGTCTATATTTGGAATTAACCAAATAAATAATTCGTTATCAACTATATGGTTGATGGCAACAGATGGTTTAAAAGAAATTGAAAAACCATTCTTAAAACAAAACAAAGAGCTAATTAATTTTTTAGCTAAGAAATACAAAATACTTTGGAACTTTGTAGATTGTAGAAATGAACTCCATATCAAATGGTTAAGATGGTGTGGTTTCAAGTTCTTAAGAAAAGTTAATTACGGAGTATTAAATCAACCCTTTTATGAAATTATAAAAATATGTGCGTAGAACCGACAACAGCTTTGATGATTATGTCAGTTGCTTCTGCTGGTATGCAATACCAAGCAACCAATGCTCAACAAAAAGCACAGCAAACTGCACAGAATAGACAAAATGAATTAGCAAGACAAAATGCTATTCAAAGATATGCCGCAGAAGGTTTAAAAATAAGACAGCTTACATCTCAATCAGCTCAAAAGGGTTTTGAAGCTAGTAAGAAGACTAAGTCAGCTATATCTTCTTATGCGGTACAAGCAGGTGATGCTGGTGGATTAATGCTAAGTGGTTCTACTGATGCACTAATGAGAGATTTTTATAGAGTAGATGGTAATTATAAAAGCTCATTAACAGAAAATTTAAAATTAAACGAAAGTCAATTTAGAAGAAATTTAGAAGCAATTCAGTTTGGTCAAGAAAGTCAAAGCACTTATGTTACACCACCAAACCCAGAATTAAACTTTGCTACTCAAGCTCTTAACGTGGCAAACACTTATTACACTTTAGAATACAACAAAGACAAAGCTGGTTTACAAACCAATTCACAAAAAAGAAATCAATTTCCTAAGAATTTAGACTAATGGCAAAAAAATCTCAAAGAAGTCCTATAGGATTAAATTTAACTCCTGAGTTACCACAGGTAGTTTCTAAAGATTTTAATTTATTTTATACTCCACAAAAAGAACCTGAAGTTGCTGGTCTTAAAGAGTTTACTTCTTCATTAGAAAATTTTGTTCAAGGCGGTGGTACTAAAGCTGTTTTATTAGCAGAAGGCGAAGAAAAGAAAGTTAATGTTTCTCAAGCTAATCAAGATTACTTACAAAATAAATTAGATTTTAAAGATGCTATTACTGAAGGAAAAATTGATGCAACTGCAAATCCATATTATTTAGAAAAATATAAAGAACTAACTTTAAATTCTTATGCTTCTCAATTTGCTGATAAATTAGGAGAAACTTATAGAAGTCAAGATGTAGTCAATGATATTAGAGCTGGTTCATTTGAACAATTTTATAAAAACGAATTAGGTAATTTTATAAAAACAAAACAATTAGGATATTTTAATCCATTAGATTTAGAAAAAGGATTTTTTAAAGAAACATCTGCTTATAGAAATCAATTAGAAAACAATCACAGACAAGCACAGTTAAAATTATTTAAAGAAAAATTTGAAGAAAAAGTTTCTGATAGAATTGGAACAATAATTAATCAATTTAAAAATATTGATAATGATGCTTTAGCTGGAACTCAAAATGGTTATGATAAATATAACTTAATGGGTGATAGTATTAATGCTTTAGTTAAAGACCTTATAGATGTTAATGGTAATGGTAGAGAAACTATAGATACAGTATTTAAAGGTTTGCAAAAATGGGCAACAACTACTGACGATATTGAATTAGCAAAAAGAGTAATTTCAGAACTTCCAAGTAAAATATTAGGCGGCACAGACAGTATTGAAAATGTAGGTAGAATTAAAAGACTAAAACAAGAAACATTAGATATTTTAGTTGAAAAATCTGCTGAAAGAACAAGTAAATCTAATCAATTATCAAAAGGTTTAAGAGAAAAAGAACAGTTAGAAACTTATAATTTCTTAGCTAAAAAAGTTGAAGAAGACCCTAATTTTGATGTGACTGCTTGGGCTAATCAAAAAGGAATAACAGGTTCTCAAAAACAAGGTGCTTCTGATTTTCAAAAAGATTTACAATTTGACAGAGGTAATACTGACAATCCTGATGTTCTTAGAAGAATAGATAATTTAACTACTGAAGGAAAATTTGCAGAAGCATATACTTATACTAGAGAACAGTATCAACAAGGAAACTTAAGAAATGATACTAAAAATAAATATCTTAGTGAATATATTGCTGATGCAC